CACCAGAGCAAGCTTCAACGAAAGAGATGAGCTGGTTTCATTCCTGAAACTATTTGAATCAGGACAGCCATTTCAACCCGTAGAATGGCGCAAAAAGGCATTAGAACTTCTCACCAAAATATCAATGGAGGGGTAGGATGAAAACAATAATGATAACCCTTCTTATAATAGCGGTAATGATGATTATGACACTAGCTCCGACTATGCGAGACTTAATGAAAATTTGCCGACTATCGCACTCATTAGAAATCTGTATTCATACATTGGAGCGTTAATATGACTAAATACAGTCCTAACATTACGCTATATGATGAAACAGGCAAGATAACCTTTGATTCGCAGAAACTCCAAGCCGAGAAGGATGAGCTTGTGGAGATGGTAGGCTGGTTAGCTGGTTGTTTAGCTGCCGCTTCATATCAAGTTCAAGATACAGATAAAGTGCTAATACAGAAAATATTGGATAGATGGAAGGAATTATTAAACAAAACTAAAAGAGGTGCCGAATGACTGAAGTGGAGCAAAAGCTATTAAAAGCCTTAGATATTGCAATATACAAACTTAAGGAAATGCAAGAGTTTGGGCAGTTTCGCGAGGAGCATGAAGAAAACTTTCAGCGCAATATCCGAAAAATAGAAACCATGAGAGATGAGGCCGTAAAACAAGCCGAACAACTTTTACAAACGATTAAGGGAGAGAAGTGATGAAACTTACACCAGAAATAAAACAATTTTTAATTGATGCGGTTAGAAAAGAAGTTAACAAAAACCCAGAGGAAGAGCAATTCAAATCAAGGCTTGCAATGTGGGTCGGCGCTCATCCCGATGAGTTTGAAGAATTAACGGCGCTACAGGCTTACGATAAAGCTATATATTATTGTCGAGAGGGAAGAACAAAAGAGCAGATTAACAATGATGCTGCACCATATTTCTTTCGGATGCTACTCAAAGACAGACGAACTGTAATGGAGAAAGAGAATGATTAAAACTTATACATGTGATACACGGCTCGAACAATGGTCGCTAATTAATGATTTAAGAAATGATGGGCATTCAGTAAAGTTTAGCTTTGATAAAGAGACTGAAAAATATCTGGTGGAGACCACAAATGACCGACAATAAACTATACCTAATCTACATCCTTGCGTGCCTTGCTGTATGGGGCGGGGCTTATGTGGTGTTTGATGGGATTATGAAGGGGGGATTGTGATGTTTTGGAAACGTAAAAAGAATGAAATTTATATGTATGTTGCGGGTTTTGATGGCAGCCCTTTTGTTTCAAATATGGGTGATAAGAAGGCGCATTTCAGAATGTACTTTAATTACGAAACTGCAAAAAGTGTAAGTGTAGGCGAGCCTCATAAGTTTAAATTAACAAGGATGTATAATGAAAAAGTATGAAGTAAAAAACATATATGATGGCTATCATCACGGAGACGGGGAGTCTTTGCAATCATATATAGAAGATGGCTGGGAGATAGTTACTATTGGCGAGTGGTTTGAGCCATATCAGTCTCCCACTAGGATTAGAAACATTATGTTAAAAAGGGAGTTAGTAAATGACCAACGTAATTAAAGTTGACTTCATAACACGACACACTCTCGACTCAAAAGAAATGTTGACCGAGATTGCAAAGGATAATCCTAAAAATACCTTTGTAATATGTTGGCCTGAAAGTGGTGAACTTCCAACCTATCATTGCAACACAGGCGATATGCCAGTTGTTTTACTAAGGCTGCAACAATTTATTCACAAGTACTATAATGGAGATTTTGAATGAAGCACCGTAAATTTGTAATATCCTTCAATCCGCGATTCTTTTTGGGAATTAATGTTGGTGCAGGGTATTTTAAGATAAAGCGCACAAAAAACGAGATGTTTAGTGAACGTAATGGATATGATAAGATTTTAAGGCTGTTCGGTGTGTCGTTCATATACAGAAAGTGGGAAAAGACTACCCCAAAATGTTTACATTGCGGCACCATAGGAAAACTAAAGTATGAAGATTACTGCAATAACTATTGCAAGAACTTTAACAATAACCAAAGAAAAGCCCTGCTTGTTACAAACTTTATTTGGGATACTTGGTATGGCGAGTATCATGGCGAGATGAATGTAGATAACTTTGGGGAGATGCTAAAGAGGGCGCAAGATTTAATGTTCATAGAATTGGAGAACTAACATGCAACAACTAACCCTAAACTTCACACGTAAACCAACCTTCTCCTATGCAAACGAAAACTGGCCACGCGCTCCAAAAGGTGAGCATGGAAAGGTGCGTAGGGAGAATATTATATTCGACAGCCTGCTCCTAGATTTGGGTGCAGATTTTAATTATTAAGGAGCAGAAAGATGGAAACTAAACTATATTACGACAACCTTTACTATGCATTAGTGATGGCAACTGATTTCGGTGTTAAGTTTCAATTAAAAGAAACTGATGGTAAGAGTTTTATTGATGCCGATATACCAAATAACAATGAAGATTATTGTGAATTTTCTATGAACAGTGGTTATGCAAATGAAGGCGCTGGTTTATATGTCCATCCCGACAGCCTCCGCATATTTGAGCCTCAAGAGGGGGATTTGGTGCAAGATACCTTAAATTGCACAGGAACTTTAATCAACGCTCTTATTAAAGATTATTATGTGGTGCGCTGTAGTGGCGAAAGTCTTAAATTTCATAAACCAACTACTAAAATTCTTATGCGTAAAAACAAGCCCTTTATCATGCCTAAACAGGAGAGCGGTGATGCTAACAGATAAACAATTTCTAGAGTGGATATATGAGCGCTTAGTTCATGTGCATAAGGAAAGTCCTAATTATGATTATATGCATAGACTTAAGGAAATTGTTAACAATAAAGGAGTCCTCTGATGCAAAATAAGAACCTAACAGCTAGAGAGCTTGCTGCACTAATGAACAAACTACCTGCAAATCCGTATAGTTTAGACTTAGAGGTAGATAAGATTATTTTAATAGACCCAAAAACAGGCAAGGTAACAGATGCAAAATAAGAAAATCGAGATGGTGGCGAGGGCTTTATTTGAGCATGAGCAATCTAGTAGATTTGTACAAATTACCAACGAGGCTCTATATGGCCAAAGAGAGGTGACATGGGAATTTATAAACTCGCAAAGTGTTGTACCAATGTGCGCGGATAAGTATAGGGGGCAAGCCCAAGCAGCCATTAAGGCTTGCGAGAAATGGGATAAAGAGAATCAAACCCATCATTCAAGAATAGATACATCAATTAACTTCAACAGGGAGAAATAGAGATGGACAATAAATCAGCAATATCAGGTGGCGCTCTTTATATTTTTGGGCCGGGAGGGGGCGGAGGAAGTGGCAGAGCAAAAGATACTTCCATTCATAGCACGGGAGGTGATACGGGCAGCTCAGAAAGATTTAAACAAAGAGAATGCTTAGCATCTTTGAGTAATTGGAAGCATGCTTTATGCGAGGCTGCTAAACGCGATGAATCTGTTGATGGCTATTTATACCAAATCCAATGCCATGAAACCCAACTCATCGCTCAAGGATTAATGAAAGCGGAAGACTGCACCGTTTAGGGTCTTTACAATAATTTAAAAACATTATATAATTTACACATGACAAAGAAAAACCAAAAACCAATAACTCTTGACCCGAAGGCTGAAGATATAGTTCAGGGCTTGCGCCTTGTTTCGGTGGGTAAAAGCAAAACTGAAATCAGTTACAATGCAATCATTAAGATTCTTGTTGATGAAGCTTTACAGGCTAGGGGTTTGCTATAACCCTGTAGCCTGTTTTCGGCTTTAATCCGCCTTCTATCCCTATCTCTTTTAATTCTCCCGCATCTATCAAATCTTTTATAATCTCATTTCTTTCTCTTGCATTATCAAATATTGCACAGCCTTTGGTGAATGCAGATTTCTCTATTTGTCCGCCGCGCTTCATTATATATGTTAATGCGTGTCGTTTCTTACGTTCAAAGTTAGTATCGGCAAAGTTACTAGCCACATCCAATATGATACTCAAATTATAATCAACAACTTGTATCGCCCAATCTATATGTTCCTCTAATATTTCTTTACCTTGGCTGGCTATCATTGCGTATTTAATCATTATCTCGCCTGCACGACCGAATATAACTTCTTTAGGGTCGTTGTTGGCTCTCATGTCATTTCTCTTTTTGCGTATATCTTCACGGTACTTCTTGATTTTATCCTCAAATTTAGTTGGTATTTCTTTTATACCATAAACCATCGCTCCATCTGGCAGGTATTCTCTACCGCGATTGCTCTGAATAGCCTTTATTATTTCTATTATATTTTCAGGTACGTTTTTCCATGCATTACCAAAATAATCATGATTCTCATCTGGAATGAATTTGTTACCTTTAAAAGTGCTTAGTCGGCCTACGAAACCAGAAAGCACTTCGGTTGTGCCTAAGCACTGCTCAAACATATGCGGGGTCGTATAACCGCATATAGTAACAAGAGGGTTTTTTATTATTATAGTGGGGTTTTCTTTCATGTTCGCTTTTGTAACTGTGCGAACTTCAACGCCAGTATAAGCTTGCAGCAAAGTACTGACCGCTCGGCCCTCTGCTGAATTACTGGAGCGCTTACTAATACTATACAATAGCGCCTGCAATTCATCTGTTAGATAGAACGCACGGCCACCGCCCTTTTGCAAGTCGTTCATTATTGATGTGTCAGAAGTGAAAGAGTAAGTTATCTTTTCTGCAAGGTCTGCCTTGCCTAACATACCTCTTATGCAACGGTTAACGTGTTCTTTACCATCAGCAGAATATGCAATGTTTGCAACATATAGGTTAGTACGCAAGCTGTTAAACTCAAAATCCTTACCCATTAAGAAGCCAAAGAAGCTAATTACAGAACCCAGCGTTAATGTGTGTTGCGGGTACATAGCGGTTGAAGTTATCCAATCGCACACCTCTTTAATATGGTGGGGCGCATTCTTGTATATATCTGGTATCTCGTTTGATTCTTCTAGTGCCTCCTCTTTGTGCGCCTTGGCCTGCTCTTCCCACGCGTTTTCGGTTACTTTAACAATCTTTTCTTTTTGAGGTCTATAGCCATTATCTTTTGCATAATGAACTAGTGTGCCATAACCTATGCTGTGAGAATCAAAAGAGCGCCAACGCGAACGGATAGTATTCTTATCGTATGTTGAGCCTCTATTTGACCAATTATCAAAATCCTGAAATCCCGCATCTCCTACCTCTGATTTGAAAGCCATTCCTATAGAGACCCAATCCGCATTAGGCAGATTGTTATTGCATCTATTCAACATCTCAACCGCTTCATTATATGAAGGCGGATTATCATAAGTACTTTGTTTATATTCAGGCGCTGGCTCTAGATTTATACCTAATATGCCCGCAATTATTTCTTGATAATTATCTGGTAGGGTCGTTAATTCTGCATCTAGCAAGGATTTATTAACCCAGATATATGGCTTTTTTGTTTTCTTGTGTTTAGTTGGTGGAATGGTGGTCCTGCGACCCGTTGAAAGTAATTCAACCTTTAGAACGCCATCTTTTTTAAAGTTGAAATTCTTTTCGTTGTTATATCTATAAAACAAAGTAACACCACGAGAACCAAACTTTTGACACTCAGACGGGAAAGCCCTTTGTATTGCCTCAAGCTCTTCATCACTCACATTATCGCAATCAATGGCGATTATATTTGAAGGTGAGCCAGTCACAATTGCATAAGTGTGATAAAGCTCTGACTCCCAACTCTCCAGCACCCCTTTATCAGGAGTCCAGTTTTCACGATAAATACAAGACCAGTTAAAGTCTTTTATATATTCCGGTATAATCGCTATATTGCGTTGCCAGTAATCAGAGTAATTAGGGTTTAGAGCGGGTTTTTCCGCTGTTTTTGTATTAGGCATTTTACCCTCGAAAGGAGTCGGTTATAGAGCTAGTTTAGGCTGGTTTATATCAGCTACAATTAAGTCTTTTATATATTCGCTTCGATTTTTATACTCTAACTTGGCCCTTACATCCGCATCATCCACTAGTTGTTTTGGTAGAGAAACTGAAATTACGATATTTTCCATAAATTATCCATTATTGTTATTGACAGTTCATTTATACATGCTATAAAATGTATGTCAATAGGAGATTTATGATAAATTATTTTAAAGACTTAATTCAAGGTTCTGATGAGTGGTTCGCAGCTAGAACGGGACTGCTTACAGCTTCTGAAATGAAACATCTTGTTACACCTACATTTAAGATTGCAGCTAATGATAAAGAGCGAGCGCATTTATATGAGATAGTTGCACAACGGATTACTAACTATGTAGAGCCATCATATATAGGCGATGAAATGTTGCGTGGGCAGGAAGATGAGGTTGAAGCTAAAATATTATATGCTCAACATTATGCACCTGTAGAGGAGATGGGTTTTATTACTAATGACCTGTGGGGATTCACTCTAGGTTTTTCACCAGATGGTTTAGTGGGTGAGGATGGTTTTATTGAGATAAAATCACGCAGACAAAAATATCAAGCGCAAACAATACTAGAAGGCGGGGTGCCCGCGGAGTATATAATTCAGATTCAAACAGGGTTTCTAGTTTCTAATAGAGATTGGTGTGACTTTATATCATACAGTGGTGGCATGCACATGTATGTTTATAGAGTGTTCCCTGATGACAAAGTACAATCGGCAATTATTGCCGCATCTAAGAACTTTGAGGCAAAAGTTGCCGACAAGATAGCCGAGTATAATGAAAAGATTAAAGGGCTATATCCGACTGAGCGTAAAGTAGAACAAGAGATTATAATTTAACAAAAGGAGAGTAAAATGGTAAATATGTTAAGTACAATAGAGGCAAAGTCAGACCAGCTTAATAGTGATGATTTGCAAAGTAGACCAATTACAGTTAAGATTACAAAGGTATCTGGCTCAGATAATAAAGAACAACCTATTGCAATCAATTATGAAGGTGATAATAATAAGCCTTACAAACCTTGTAAGTCAATGCGTAGGGTTTTAGTACATGTATGGGGGCCTGATGGCTCCAAGTATGTAGGCCGCTCTATGACTTTATATAGAGATGAGAAAGTGCGTTTTGGTGGCATTGATGTGGGCGGTATTCGTATTAGCCACGTATCAGATATAGATGAAGCTGTTACAATGGCGCTAACTGCATCGAAGGCAAACAAAAAACCATTCACGGTGCAGCCACTAAAAACTACAGCCGCCCCTAAACCTGTGGCTAATACAGATTCATTAAAAGATAAACTTACTATTGAAGCTAATAAAGGTGATTCTGCCTTGAAAGCTGCATGGGAGGCTTTGTCGGTTGATGAAAGAAAGGTAGCTGCATCATTTAAAGATGAATTAAAGGATATAGCTGCGAAGTCATTTAACAATATAGGAGAAGAAAATGTCATCACTGAATAAAGTAACACTAATAGGAAATGTCGGCAAAGAACCAGAGATAAGGTCAACTTCAGACGGTCGCGAAGTGGCGAATCTAGTACTTGCTACCAGCGAATCATGGACTGACAAAACATCCGGTGAAAAGAAAGAAAGGACTGAGTGGCACAGGATAGCTTGCTTTAACCCCGGCCTAGTTAATGTAATAAGAAATTATGTTAAAAAGGGTCATAAGCTTTATATTGAAGGTGCAATTCAAACCCGTAAATGGCAAGATAAAGAAGGTCAGGATAAGTACTCAACAGAAATTATTATGCAAGGTTATGCATGCACTTTAATTATGCTGAGTAATAAAAGCGCCAACGGCGACAATCAAAGCGAAGACTCGGTAGAGCCAATTGACGAGATTCCATACTAATGTTCACTCCCGTTTCGCACCAAATAAAGGCCAAGGCCGATATAATCAATAACCTGCAAACCTCTGTAAGCAGGATGAGTATTTGCGTTATTTCTGGTGCGGGCGGGAAGTCTATTGTTATTGCATCTATTGGTGAGTACACCGCGCAATATGAAGGTTATCGAGTTCTTATAGTAACTCATAGAAAAGAACTTTTATTACAAAATATTGCAAAGGTTCAACATGGTTCCGTTGGCCTAGTTAGCTCAAGCCTTAAGCGATGGGAGTATGACAAAGATATAGTTGTAGCGGGTATCAATACCATTTTCAATAAAGCTGATAAGCTGGGTAAAATACACCTCATTATTATTGATGAGTGTCAGCGTTTGAGCAATAATCCTGACGATAACTCCATGTACTGGCAATTAATTAATGCTTATCCTATGGCGAAGGTTGTTGGTTTTACAGCCCTGCCCCATCGTTTGGCAGATGGGGCTTTAACTTGGGGGACTGTTTGCCACTTTACCAGCTATGAGGACTTATTACTTGAGGGATATGTAACCCGTCTTTCCAATAAAGTATGTTTAGACCCAAATCTAAAGCTAGTAGAAAAACGTGGGGGCGATTATGTGCAGGCCGACTTTTCTACAAAGTGCTTAAATGCAGATATATTAAGAACGACTACTAAAAAGGCCTTTCAGGTGTTTCTGCAAAAGGGCTTAAAAAAAGGTATTGGATTTGCGCCGACTGTAAAGGATGCGCATAATATAGGATATTTACTGCATGAGGCTGGTTTTAAGATATGGGGCAAAGATGGGTTAACTGGAGTTCTGACGGGCGAGAATACACCAGCGGAACGCGATGAGATACTGAGGCGACATAAAGTAGGTGAGTTCGATTTTATAATGAATATTGAGATATTGACCGAGGGATATGATGACCCAGAGCTAGACTTGTTATGCAACTGGCGACCTACGCAATCTTTGTCTTTGTGGCATCAGATGCTGTACCGAGTTGTACGTTTAGTAGATAAAGCTATATGGGGCATAGAAAGCAAGGATGACAGATTAGAGGCCATTAGAACAAGCACTAAACCACTTTCTTATGTGCTTGACTTTGCGGGCAACTTAAAGGCGCATGGTGGATTGGTTGATACATCATGGAAGCTATTAGATGGTCAGATTATCAACCTACCTCAGAAAAAGAAAAACAAAGTATGCGTTAAATGCGAAGAGCTAATACCCGCATTAAGTAAAACCTGCCCTGAGTGCGGCTACGTATTCTTAATTGAAGAACGTGAAGCAAATATCAATGAACATTTTGACGAAGAGACAGACATAGATGCAAAACTTAGTCCTATAAAAACTTATACCGTCAGTGATGTAAAATATTTTCCTGATTGGAAAAGCAGTAAGGGGCATGCAATGTTGAAGGTCTACTATTTTTGCGGAAAGCATAAAATACCCGACTATATATGGAATAACAGACGCGCCGCATGGTTAAAACAAAGAGGTTGGACTAGTGGGGCGGTTAATTGGGAATCATTAAAGAAACCCAAAACAATAACTATCAACACGGAAAAGCAATTCGGGAATATAGTGAAATATGGCTGGTAAAGTAAACATAGAGTCTACAATACAGACTCAGTTGGTGCTTTGGATAAAACAGACTTATCCTGAAGTGCGCATCAAGTATAACAAGAATGAGGATGCGGGTTCAGTTATTAAAGCTATGCAGAATAAGCGTATGGGTCGTGCAGAAGCAGGCTTTCCTGATTTGACCCTTGAAGTAGATAAATATAACTGGACTTGGATATTGGAGTTGGAGCTTAAAAAGAAAAAGGGAGTTCTTTCTGCTGTACAAAAGGCATGGTGGGCTAAATTTACCCCTACAAAAAACAAGGCTGGTTGTGTCGCCTACGGCTTCTTAGAAGCCCAAAGCGCAGTTACAAGCTGGCTCCTAAGCGTATCATTGCAAAAATAGCACAACCGTAGAAAAAGATTGATGTAACGCAATAATTGACTTGCAACTTGAACGTTAGTAACGTATAAAGGGATATAACAAGGAGAATATATGAATAACGATATAAGAATAGGAAATAATATCAAACAAGCTCGCTGGAACAGGGGAATTTCGCAGCGCTTGTTAGGTGTAAAACTTAATGATGTTACCCCTCAGCAAATAAGCAAGTTTGAGCGTGGGGAAAACAGAGTTTCGGCATCTCAGTTATTTCAGATTGCCAAGATACTAAAGACCGATGTTATTAACCTTTATTATGGATGCAAATAATGTTTTACACAGTAATAGCACAAATAGAACGACCAGTATCTTACAGCAGATATGGCATTGAAATATATTCAGAGCTATTTGCAGAGCGCACGGAGATAGAGGCTGAATCCTACGAGGCTTTAGTAGAAAAGCTTAAAGAGTTTCAGGCTACATATCCAGATGGCGACTTGGATGTTGAATCTGTAACTTCTGCGGGTGGTGCATTTAGCAAGAGAGCGCTGAGCATGTTACAAAAAGATGTATGGGGGGCGTAATGAAACCAATTCAAGTTATAGCAATCCTAGCCGCCTTATTTGTGTTCACCTTACTTTGTGTTTGGTTTATGCAAACTAGCGTGTGTAAAGAAATGCAACGTATCATGCAGACAAGTGGCACTTACTCTATGTGGGTAGGTTGCACGTTACAAGTTGGGGAAGTGGGTAGTATAGACGATTTAGCAACTAAGGAAGGAGAGTAAAGTGGAAAATACAATTAATGCAAATATTAATAATGCAGAGTGTCTAAAAGAAGCTGAAAACTTATTTACCTATACGATACATAATATTTGTACTGGCAAAGTAACCGAGATTGAGAAGGGTGATGCAGATATAATGGCAATGTTTATCGTACTATTTTTTGTTATTGTTATGATAACATTTGTAATAGGTCTACTGGTTAGCCTTATAAGGATTTAGCAACAAATTCCCCTCAGTCTTAGGATTGCGGGGCTTACGAGGGATGCGGCATAACTAGGCCGAGCTAGCCTCCCTCACCATTTGGCGGTATGCCCTTGGGCTGCTGGACACCTAGCCAGCAAAGGTTAATAGCCTTTACCGCCACCAGAGGAGAAGGATATGAAAGAAGAAATTATAAGCTATATGGGTAGGTTAACGGAAAAGTATAAGCATCAGGATTTAGGTGCGCAAGAGTTATATATGTTAGCTGAAATGATAAGGGTTTGGGAAAAATATGGAGAATAACATGAAAAAACTAACAACAGACGAATTTCTAAATGATTGGCCAAAGGAGAATAGTGTGGATGCAATTAAACAGATAAGAGAGGCTTTGGAGTTTTATAATAGAATTGGCAAAAATTGTCATGAAGCTGCACTTGTAAACGATAGGGGTGAGATAGCGAGTAAAGCCCTCACAGCCCTATCACAGCTAGAAGTTATAGCGGAAACTCACTATAACTCTATAAACTCTGTATCACCCGCTGCATTAGAAGCTCAACAGCCTGTTAGTGAGCTTGTGAAAGATATTGATTTAGCGTGGGAATATATGAATAGCCTAGAGGGTAAGTACTTCTCAGATGGCGATATAATGGATTTGTTAATGAAATGCAAAGCCGCGATATCAACAACAGTTATAGAATCTATTAATCGGGAGAAATGAGATGTCAAATTATCAAATAGGATTTCTTCTCGTATGGTTATTAGGAGCAGCTTTTATTTTATTAATGAAAGGGGGGGGCAAATAACCATGCTAACACGCAATGAGATAATAGAGTTAATTAATAAGGCAATAACCTCTTCGCCATTGATATATTCAACCACTAGGCGCTCTGGTTCTAATGGCATTAAAAACCCTGATGAAGTTACAAATAAAGTTCTTGAGTCGCTAGAGAAAGCAGGGGTGTTGATGCTGGTTGAGGAAGTTGAAGATGGGGATATTATTTCTTATCAAGATAATTATAACGACCTTGCCGCAGGAGTGGTTAATTCAGTAGATACCAAATATAAAAATGCAAGTTGCAATGGATATGTGAGAAGGAATTTTAAAATTATCCAAAGAGCCAACACACCAGTTTATCAATGCAAAGGAGCTTCCAATGAATAAACAAGAGCTTTTGAGTTGCCCTTTTTGTGGCTATTTAGCAAGTATTGAACAACGCAATACATCCTTTTATGAGGGTGGTTGCGGCAACCCAGATATTGAGTGTTGTGGACAAGATGCGATATACGAACAAAATTATAAGACGGCTGTTGCTAGGTGGAATAATAGACCAACTAAACACTTTGAGTTCGGCGCTGGCAAGATTACTATTGCAACAGGTACTTATTATGACAAGAAAGCAATCTTTATAGAGCCTAGCAATAAAAATGGTGCTGTAGGTTCTTATGTTCCAAAGACGGAATATTGCGAAAATACCTTAGAGCCAGATTCAGTAGTATTATTCTTTGATAATAATTGCACTGGGATAGATGTTCTTAGCGATGCAATTCAAGCTCTCTCCGATAGTAAAGATGGGTGGAGGGAGAAACCTACGGAGGCAATGTGCGATAATGCAAGAGGCTTTATACTCGGCCTAGAAATGCGCCGAAACTGGATAACCATGCAGAATCATCTTGAGGCAGGTGGATATAATACCTTACCTTATATTCAAGAGAAAGCTAAACAAGACCCATACGGCCATATAACTAAGTGGGATATTGCAGACTGCATCTACCAACTTATGAATCAACCGCCAAAGGAAAGGGGATAAATTTATGGTCGAAGTTTATAAAATCATAGTGAGAAACCAACGTACTAAATGCCAAGTTCAAAAGTATATCTATGATACAAAAAAGAAATTCCTAATTCATGGACACGAACTTTACGTGAGAAAGCAGAATTTTACAGATTACAGAGGAAGCCCTCACGCTTGCGAGATATTCAGAATGGATGATAGGGGCGCGTGGGCAAGGATAGAAATTCCTGACCACTTCAATCAACCTATTAATGGCTATAAACCCAATGTAACCACCCAATCGGATATTAAAGGAGAAAAGGAATGGCCTATTTAAAATACAAAGACTGCCCTGATTGCAAAGGCGTTGGCATGCTACCTTGTCAGAGATGCAGTAACAGATTCCATGAAGAAAATAAAGTAACCACACCAACCAATAAGGGATAGGGATATGGCAGAGGAAAACTACAAAGAAAAGTACGAGAAGCTTAAAGAGTTTGTTCGCGGTAAATGGAAAGGTGCTTGCCCTGAATGCGCTGCTATAGCGAATGAGATTTTAATGAATGAAAATAAGAATTAGGAGCGATAAAATGGATGCGAAAGATAACCCCGTAAGACAAACCCTACTAAACCAAGCTCGTAATGAGAAGATACTGGAGATTGTAAGCGAGATTGATTGGAACCATATTATATGGTGCTGTGAATCCCCAGATAGAAATGCAGAAAGCCTAAATTACGAATGTTTATTAAAGTTGAGGAAGTTATGTTCGGATTAATATTATTACTATCAATGTGCATAGGTCTTATCAATGCAGCGCGTGGGTCTGGTATCCATAATATGAAATTCCCACTACTTATTGCGATGAGTCTTTCTGCGTACACTATAACCCATAACATCTATTATGCCCTCTTATTCCCAGTCCCTCAAGCTATAATATTTGCAACAGGAACAGGGCAATATATGCCTTTCGTGACAAAATATATTAATTGGCGTATATTTGAATGGTTATATATATTTCTTTATTCACTAATACTTGGCTTGATATGGACATCTCTAACCTAACTCGCATTGAAGGCTTTGACCATTATTTTATAGATAAGCTAGGAAACGTATATAGGCGTAAATTAAGCAAAGTTACTAAGGTTAAAAAGTTTTATTACAAAGGGCGCAATTTCGTTATTCTTTATAAGAATAGCAAGAGACATAGAATGTCAGTGCCACGCTTAATGCTTATGACATTTCAGCCCCAATACAACCCCGCTTACTATGCAGCAAGAAAGAGTCGCAACACTAAAGATGATAGACTAAGCAATCTATATTGGAATAAGAAACAGTTTAACCTTGTATTTTTGGAAGGTTATAGAAAGTTATGGCACAAACCGCCATCCGACAAAGAAATGCTTGAGCTATGGAAGCTAGAGCTTAAACGAAACAAAGATAAAATAAAGGGAATAACGCGATGAACAAAGACACAAAAATAGACCTGCTTAACTTTTGCCTGAACTACCCTAAGAAACTTAGTTATGAATTTATGTGTTCATATTGTGAGTTTCGCTCAGAGGGCGCATTGAAGTTCTTTGCACAGGAGAATGATATAAGCTTAAGGCGCTCTTTCCTTCCTAATAAAGTCCTGCAGTCCGAGAATCTTTAATCTGTCTTTTTCACAGGTTCCGCTGAACTCGATGAGCTTGATAGCAGGGATTGCATCTGATTTATCCTGTTTCCCGCTTTCGGTGCCTGCATCAGGTCTGCTGGTGGTTCTGGATATTGGTATGATGTTAGATATTTCGTTTCTCGACTGCATCCTGATATTATCAAGCTGCTCATCAACGCCACTAAGATTATTCTGATATGCATTTGAGATTTCTCCTGTAAGTTTCTGCTGTTTTACACAACGGTTATTTAGTTCTGTTTCCAGAGTAAGTAAAGCTTTTTGCTCCAGCTCCTTTCCCCTTTCTAGGCCCGCCTTATAACCCATGTGATGCAAAAACCAGCACATTGCTAAGAATAGAGCGATAGGTGCGCCGTATTTAATTAGATTTAGCCAAGTTAACATCACCATTCTCCGTTTTTACAGTCTCGGCATTTTCTACAGTAATAGGGGTAGCTTTATTCTGAATTGCATCAAAACCTTTGCCGCCCACATATCCAAGGACGTATGCGCCCAGATACCAGCCCAATGTTGAATCTGACAAATCTGCAATTACAACATAAGATGCGGGGAAAAAGGATAAAAAGCAAAGCAAGCGGGTCATGCTTAAGCGCCCGTTATCACCCTCAAAGAACTCTATATATCTAGTTATCATCTTCATCACTCCTTAACAATCCAATCAAAAGCGCTACGGCTATAATATAGACAAACAAGACGGCAACACCCAAAGCCTCAAGGTTTCTTAGGAACCAAGCCATTAAGCTTTTAGGAACAACTCACGTTCCATCTCTCGCCTATTAGTTAATCCTCGAACTTCTTTTAATTCTCCGTTGATTCGCGCCTTATTCCATTTCAAAAACTGTAATGAGCAATCAAAGCCATTTACCTGCTTGTTAAGCATATCACATAATGTGGAGCCTATAAAGTTCTTACAGCCTATGTTATAGGCTAGACATACTAAAGCCGAAAATTCATTATCTGTTAAATCCCTAAACACATTGTTATTTATACAGGCTTCAAAGCTTATCAATTCAACCTTTAAACGCTTCTCTGCATCTTCTTTTGTTATCGTATCGCCAGCTTTAACACCTTTTATAAAGCCATATCCTATAGTCCAGATGCCCGCTACATCTTTATATGCAACAGAGCTAAAGCCCTCAAATTTCTTGAGCAAAGCTAGCCCTTCCTGATTTATTCTTTTATTCACGCGCTTCTAATCCTTCTATCTTTTTGGCATTTTCGGTTATCTTAACTACAACTCCTATGGCCGCGCAACTAATTAAAAATATAACGAGTAACTTCAATACATCTCTTGCAATGGTGCTTCTGGTATTTGCCCACCATTTGCCCTTTTCTCTTAAAGCTTTTAAATCTCTTTCTAAATAATAGCGCGAATTAGGGTCGCTATTAAGGCCCAGAGCTGTGCTTATCATATTAATAGAGTCCATAGCTTCGCCGAAATAGGTAACTACTGTCTTTTCTAAGCTACTTATAGCTTTTTCATGTTTCTCGCTATGAGCTTGCGCCTGCGCTCTCATGCCCTGAAAGTCAGTCTTTAGGGCGGTAATATCCTTTATAACCTCTATATACTGGCTGCTTTGGCTTTGATAACTACGCTCAAGGAAATCAAGCCTTGAAGTTATTGGCACTAAATCTTCTTTTGTAAGAGGTTTTGTCATAATCTTTTATACTATTATTTTAAGATAAAGGCACCAAATTAATGATGCCCTTATCCATTCCCTATGTTAGATTAGTACTTCCTGCGCCCTACGATAAGTAAATGTAGGTGTGCCAGTATCATTAGCAGTTACAAGTCGTACAAACTTATTAGCGGGTATAACGCCTGATAAAGTGCCTGTGCTTATCTGATTCAAAGCCAGACCTATAGTCAATGCGCCCGTATTAGAAGACGAGAACCTGCATACTTCGGTAACATTTGTAGTAAAGCCAGTATCATCTGCATAGCGTAGATAAACAGTACCAGCCTGACCACCAGTAAGCGAAAGAGCGGTTGTAACATCCACTGAATAACTAACTATTGCATCGCGCGTAGTGCTGGGCTGGAAGCTAGTATTTAATGAACGAGTGGGATTGGCAAAAGAGCGCGCCACAGGAGCAGAAAGGCCAGCAAGCTTAGTTTTCTCGGCAGAAGTGTAGTCTTCTGTAGAAAGCCCCTTGCCAGTAACCTTGTCAACTTTGCCTGCAGTTTCAGTTTGAATCTTAGTAATCATTGCAGCTTCGCCCGCAGAATCAGCTAAGATTTTAGCAACAACTTGACTCATACCAGTGCAAGCCATTATCTCTTTACCCGCAGCCTCAACTGTAGTACCAGCAAAGCCAGTTGCATCACGAGTTACTAGGTCATCCTCAGAAATAGCATTTAACTCACTAGTTGTACGCGCAGTTGCAAGGGCATAATTCTGAGTTACATTTACTGCAATCCTTTCTTTAGCCGTGCTGTTATTGGTCATTATATCGTTAAAGGTCGGTTTAGGCCAAGTTATAGAGTCAACCTCAGTCCAGTTAATATAAGTATCATAAGATGTTTCACTGTTATCTGAAATATCCCCAGTAATAGTATAGGCATAAGCCTGCCCTCTACCATTAATAAAGGCATGAAACGCAAGCAATGTTACCATATCAAGCGTATCATTTATTTCTGCGACTTCATCGTATGTAGCGTAATAGTTTATAGTCATAGTCCTTCTCCCCATTAATAAAGCCTGACAAAATTGTCAAACCTATGCATCCTCATCAGATACATCCCCCTCGTTAATAATAGGCGGACTGAACTCTTTGCCGTCGAATGTCCATTCTATATCAACATTTGCTTGCTCTGTTATATCCACTAGCTCACAATCGGGATTCCATTCCGTTTTCCCATCCCAAGATGCTATATTGAATACAACGCCATTTTTTATCATTGCATATTTTTCCATAATCTTTCCTTTAGAAATAATTTATAATAACTATACAACCATCATAACCATTGCCACCTTTGCCAGAGCTTACACCGCCATCTGTACCCGCTCCTCCGCCTCCGCCTCCATTGCCTAGGCCAACGCCATCTGCGCCGTCAGTTCCCTTTAATGTAGCTGATGCTCTACCGCCACCCCCGCCAGAACCACCTGCTAAAGGTAGTCCATAGAAAGTAAAGCTCGATATAGCGCCAGATGTGCCATTTGTTACACCATTTATTGAGCCGCCTGTTCCGCCCAAGGCCGACATAGTAGCACCACGAGGATTAGCTGCCTGCGCTCTGTTCGCGCCTGCACCACCTGCCTGACCTACGTTAGAAGCTGCAACACCACAACCACCACCTGAACCCGGGGGAGAAAGGTCTGCGCTTGCACCTGCTGCACCAAGGACTGCACCTGTCGTACCTGCCGTGCTTGCTTTCTGTAAAAAGTTCTCAGGAGTAACTGTCGCAAAGGTGAGAACCCCCGCTACACCACCTGCTGAAACTGTACCTGCGCCGCCCCCGCCACCGCCATAAGCAAAGAATTTAGTACCTAAACTCGATGTACCGCCTGCAGTACCAGCTATTCCGTCTGTACTATCTGTTAACTGAGCTGCACCACCTGTACCACCGCCACCTACAGTAACAGCTTCAGTCCCACTCAGATAAGATGCAGGAAACTTGCAAACAGTTACAGAGCCGGGTGCGCCTGCACCCCCGCCACCACGAATAACACCTAAAGCACCTTTACGACCAGAACCACCGCCACCACCTGCACCGAATCCCCAAGCCTCAATCTGTGTTAAGCCAGCACGTTTTGTCCAAGTTCCAGAAGATGGATATATATCTGTAATAGTGCCAACGCCCGTTGTTGCGACTATCTCAATTTGTCCTGTGCTATGGTTTATCGTAATATTAGCACCAGCAACTATACTTTTAAACTCACTTGCTGTGCCCGCTGCATTTACACCCCTGATTTGATTTGCAGTTCCAAGTCCTAAATCCGCAGTAGATGGTGTAACATGAATAGTACCGACTGTTGCACTAGATGTACCAACTATGCCTATTCTATAGCGATAATTAGGGGCAACTGGAGCTGTATTTTGTAAGCCGCCAGCAACTGAAGAGGAAAGATAAACAGTTTGGCCCGCAGTGAAAGCTGAGGTATCAACATTTCTAACTGAACCAATACAGGTTACATAACCTATCGCTCCATTAGCTATAGTTTCTGTAGTTAAGCCAGCACACACAGTAGTTGCACCAGCATTAGATTGAGCTAAGGCTATTGTTGGTAAGCCTCCAGATGCGCCATTTAAATATACAGCCTGACCATTTGCAATAGTTGAGCCTGTATTATTTCTAACCCTTATCCACTCTTCTTGCCCAACTTGCAAAGCTACATTTGAATCATTGTTATAGAATGTCAGAGACTCATTAGTAGAATCGTAAACTAGTTTTCCCGGAGCATAAACAGGTGTTCCCGTAGGCGTAAGTGTTATTGAATCCAAAGGCCCTAAATCACCACTTATTATATGGTCATCATTCCAATCGGTTGAAAGCGTAAAACCAGCAAGCGTTGTTCCCGGCGGAACTGTACCTGCAGCTATTGCGGCATCAAGGTCGGTCTGAGTCCAAGCTGGAACCGTATTGGTCTTTTTGTGTTTAATTGGCATATTAAGTCTTGTTAATTTAAATTATAATTTTGCTCTTAATATTGCTATCTTCGCCTCAACATTTGCTAAGAAGGTAACATCTTGAGAAATTAACGCATCTCTTATCCTTCGTGGGGTAATAGAGCTTTCTAACGTTTCTATTTCCGCCAATGTCAAGTTTTTTGCATTATATGCCAATAATTGGGCGCGCTTAATTGACACCTCCTCGTACTCAGCTACGCTAAGTTCGGTTTGTACTCCATCTACATTCTTATAAAGTTTTTCTTTCATATTATCTCGCTGTTAAAGGAACTGTTGTTATAAAGCCGCTAAAGGAATTACCATTATAATCAAATTTAACTTGGTTTAGAGCTGCGGTCGCATTAGTAAAGCCGCCGCCAAAGTATCTGTACGTGGTGCCCGTTGAACTTGTGATAGAAAAACAAGGATTACTTGTTACAGTATCTTGAGTAAGTATCATTGTCATTTGCTTTATAAAGCCAACTGTTGAAGAGTTGTCCGTAAGAGACGCCGTTAGGGAAGCTGCAGTTGAAGCATTGATTCTACCTATATTATAGGTAGTGGTATTGGTAGTCGAAAACGAATTTGTAGAAGTATAGAAAAAAGCCTCAGTTCCAGCGGTGCCAGAAAAGTTAGTCAGGGTAATCATATAACTTGAGTATGTAGTAAAATCTAACGATATAATTGCTGAGGTTACAGATGTAAGGGCAGTTCTTAAACCTTGAGTTACACCAGTCGCAGGTGAAGAATATAAACCATTTGCATTTAAAAATGTAGATGTACCTCCTCCTGTTGTTAAGTTTACGCCATTCACTGTGGAAGTAGTTAAGGTGGCGCCTGTGATTGTGGGAGAGGTGCCAAATACCAAAGCTCCAGAACCCGTCTCGCCTGTTACAGCCGCTGCTAACTGGGCAGATGAAAAGGAACCCAGTGAAGCTACGACTGCTCCTGTTCCACTAGCTGTAATTGCGCCGGATAAAGAGCTGATGCCACCTGTAATAGAGGTAATACCAGAAGCTGCAAACCCAAGATACAATGTATCGCCATTTACAAATGAGCCAGCGCTCGACATGTAAGTAACTGAAAGCTGCTCCCATGAACCACTGTCAACATTGCTTCCGCTAATAGAGTAAAGAATAAAATTGGATTCATCTTTAAATATACTTAATGTGCCACGGTTTGAACCCGCGCCATCATCCCAAGTATTAATCCAACCCGAAAGGTCAGGATTACCCGCATTTGCACATAACTCAGATATTGCAATTGCAGTAACTGCAGAAGGAGTTGCGTTGTTTAACTTAATACCACCAGTTCCCGGGTCGGTCATTGTAGTTGCATTAGAGAATGTCCACTTGTTCCGCACGGCGTAACCTGCAGCACTAGCGGCGCTATTACCCGCCGCCGTAGCAGATGCATCCGCAGAAGCCGCGCTTAAAGCCGCCGCAGCAACTAAAGTACTCGGAGCAAATACAAGAATATTATTAGTACCTGTAACTGGCGCAGTAGTGAACGAAAGATTTGTGCCATTCAAAGTATATTGAGTTGGGCTTAACACACCCGCCGCTCCATTGCTTTGAGCTTGTGGCTGAGAAACGAAGATATTGTTCGTGCCCGTAACTGGGGCAACACCGAATGTTAACGTTGTTCCATTTACAGTATAAGCTGAAGTAGGTTGTATCTCATAACCACGTTTGTCAGCTTCCGCAGTATTAACAACAAATACTTGAAGAGAGCTTGAATCCGTTCCCATATTCTTAGATAGAGTGAAAGCTGTTTGAGCGCCTGTTCCTGAGAATTGTTGGAAGAAACCAGCGGTAGGAGTTGAAACAAATACCATTATGGCATTTTCATCAGTACCTAGATTTTGCGATAGAGTGAATGAAGTTGTCGCGCCATTACCTGAGAATGACTGGAAGTAAGCATTAGCACCGCCAGTTATTGCAGGTGAGAATGAAGTTACATTGTCTGTAGTTTTAGTAAATAAACCGTCTGCACTTTTAACAACAATCTTATATGAACCTTGAATCCAGACAGAGCCATTGCCGCTAGTAGGAATACCACTTGCATCAAGCATGATAGGATTGGGAGCTTGGAAAGAACCAGTTGAATCCGTATATGTAGCCTTACGAGTTGTCGTAGTTGCTGCATAAGTATCTATTGTACCAAATGCCAACGGGTCGCCGTTTTCATCGAAGAATTGTAAGTATGGTTCGGTAAGTAAAACAGCCATGATATTTTCCTTTAATTAATTTTTTCAGTTCTTATTGTCGAAACCACACCTTGTTTAGGTGCCGCCTTTAATGCTTGTAATACTTTAAGCTGCTCTGGCTTGGATAGAGCTTGTAACTGTTTTGGAGATACACTGCCGCCACTTTCAATAGTTTGGAGTAATTGGTCAACCTTGCCTTTTGCAGCCAGTTTAGCACCTTGACGAGCAGCAGTACCAGCAACTGTTAGCGCTGGATTGCCGAATGCTGTAGCCGCAACAGGAAGCGCAGTGTTTCCTAAACTTGTAGGCGAGCCAATATCAAAGCCAAATTTACCCAATGATTTTAAAATACCTTCGCCAGTTGATAGAGAAGATGCCGCTTTAAGAGCCGCCTTTTCCTCTTCTGAAAAGCCCGCAGTCGCCTTTTTATCTTTAGAAAGCTTGCTTAATTCTCGTTTAATATAATTTGCATCGCCTTCTGATTTATCAAGAATGGTCGCAACCCTATCAAACTTCTTGTACTTAGACCACTGACCCCGTGCATTTTGCAAAGCCTCAATAGCTTGTTCAGATTTATTTGTAAGTTGTTCGGGGCGTAGATTTTCAATCGCATCATCCAAAGCGCTTATAGCTTTCGTTGCTACCATTGCATCAGGATTTGCCCCATCTATCTTAGATGTATTTTTTCTAACTACCTGACCCAGCAACTGTCTATATTGGTCTAACTCATCAAGACCCAAATTACCTTTTGAAGCAACAGCGTTTAATTCATCAACTACAGACATAGTATCACCATGAAGCCTTGAATTAAGCTTGCCGATACTATTTACTTCCCTGCCAACATTTGAAGTGATACTACCAATTGCAGACCTATCTAAAGTTGCACCAATATCTCGCATAGCTTGATAAGATGCACTAGACGTGTCTTTAAGAGCCTGACTTGTAGCCTTTAATGCATCAGCATCTTGAGCCTTAAATCCTTTGAATATATTAGATGCATCTTTTGCAGCGCCTTTTACAACAGCACCTGCAATAGGTGCGGCAAGGCCAACAGCAGCCCCAAGCTTAGCGTTTTCGCCAGCAGACTCAAGCCTTTCGTCAAATCCACCTGACCCGGAATTAAAGCCGTAGGCACCACCCGATACCCCACCCGCAGCAATACCTTTACCAATACGCGCTCCGATGTTGCCACTCCGAAGGCTATTAGCCAACGAGGTTCCCGCTTTTGTTGTTCCAATTCCTGCTCCTGTTATTAGTGCGCCACCTACATTTGAAATAACAGATGTTAGCGGCCTATCTTCTACTTGTTTTTCTAATCTTTGTGCAGTTCCTTCTCGCGTTTCAGTCCAGCTTGGAACATCCGCCATATCCACAGACGGAGATAGTGCGGCATACAAATTGGCTGCTGCATAACCACCCGCATCTTGAATAGTGCTACCAGCGCCCAATGTAGCGCCCTGATAAGCTTGGTCAACTATAGTTCTGCCTAAAGAAGATTTTTTAGCATCAAAAGCAGCCGACATATTATTATGAGGGCCAACACCCTGCATAGCATCAAGCTGAGCAATTTTGTCAGGAGTTAAGCCGCCACTAACCTTTTGCTCATACATAGCATCTAACATAGCTATCTTTTGATTGTCTAATGGCATTATTTGATACCTCGCAATTTTCTATATTCTTCCCAATCCTGCGGAGTAATGCCAGCAGGAAGCTGAGGCGCCGCTTGAGTCTGCTCGGGAGCAGCATAATCAACAACAACGTTTTCCGGCTTTAATCTATTTCTTTCAGCTAAACTAGAATAATTAGTTTTTATTCTATCATAACCCTGTTTCTGACCATTGTATATATTCCCCGCCTCTGACATAAAGTCAGCTCTTAAGCTAGGAGGCAACCTACCGCCCTCTTCAATACTTTTAACTGCACCACGAATACGCTCACCAAATGAGCCAGATGCCGCGGCAGTAGCAAACTCACTTTCCCTAACAACTGAACCGGGGTCAAGTAGTTTAACATAAGCATATAACATCGACATATCGCCTGCACCCGTACTGGAAGTGCCTTTAATCTTAGTATAAGCATCTTGAACCGTTCTAAAATCTTTAGTCAATGTATTAAATTCATCTCTTAAAGTGTTCTCATTTTTGAATCCGCCAGAGCCTTCGCCAGTTCCTTCAATTGGCAATGCTTTAAAATTACCTTGAGAATCTTTGCCCCACATAAAACCTTTAGGTGCGCCTGTTGTATAAGGAGCGCCATTTTTAAATAGAGGCTGAATATCAGAAGCAGGTTGCTGCTGCGGTGGTGTAGCCCCCCCCATATCAGAAGCCATAGGGGTAGTAACAATTTGCTGATTAGATTGCGGGGAAGTATAAGGAGACAACTTAGCAACATAATTTTGAGTTTCAGTTGGCAGTTGAGCTAAGGGTTGATTAGGATTAACCCCTATTGCATTTTGCACCGCGCCCGGCCCTGCATTATAAGCAGCCGCGCCCAATGTCGGCCCAAACTTATTTTGCATAGCATTAACATAATCAGTACCAAATCTAATTTGTTCTTCCACAGGCGCAGACATAGGATTTTTACCATCCCAATTTGCTAGAGGAGCAACACCATATCCCGGGTCTGCTGCTGTAGCAGGCATAATTTGCATAACGCCTTGAGCGCCTTTAGGAGAAACAGCATTCGGATTTCCGCCGCTCTCTATTTGAATCATTTTTCGTATCAAGTCTGTGCCGGGATTTACCTCAGTTGCAGTCCGCGGTTGATTGTTAAAATCATCACTTATAGCTTTACCTACCTGAAGATTAAACAAATCATCTTGCCTACTAGCTTGTCGATTCTGTAAACCAAGTTGCTGAATCGCAAGCTGTTGATTAAATTGTTGGTTGGCAGCTTGCTGAGCTATTAATTGCTTTTTGGCCTCGAAAGCTTGCTGCAAAGCCTGCTGGTCAAGGACCGTTTTCTGCCTTCCAAAAACCCCTAAATCTACTGCCATATATTAACCTATTTGAATTAATTGACCTGATGAATCGCGTAAATATCTTTGGCCCGCAATAGTAATAACATTGTTTCCAACATTATTCAATAGAGCGCCTGTATTAGATAAACCTTGACCACCTAATAAAGCAGCTCCAGCACCAGATAATATATTGCCATTATTAATAGTAGAATTAGCGCCGATATTACCAACGTTATCATTGATGCCTTGTATAGCACCCGCTGTAGACATATAGCGTTTGAACGCATCATTGTAGGTTGTATCTGCAAGACCTTGGCCAAATTTCTGAGCTTCAGTCAACGCTTCACCAGAGAAGTAATTGCCTTTAGAAGACTGCTGTCTATCTAAAGCTTTATTACCTTCCGCAAGGTTAAACTTATAGCCAGCATCATTTTCAAGACCGCCATTAAATAAACTATTATCTAATGCAGGCTGATATAGTTCTCTATTAGCTTGTTGCTGCTTTAATAATTGGTCTTCGGCTTTGTTGTTTGAATACATTCCAAGTGCACCACTTAACAGAGGTGAGAATGAAGAGCTACTGCCACCAAGTAATCCACCCAAACCACCGCCGCCAAGAAGACCGCCACCAGATGCGCCTCCAAAGTTCAAACCTGTGCTTGATAATGCTGTGCCCCAAGGCGCCATAGTTGAGCCACCCAACGCTCCGCTCAAGCCACCACTCTTGCCTAATAATCCACTCAGACCACCTAAACCGCCTGAAGCGCCACCTAAAGCACTAAATAGTGAACCGCCGCCATAACCCATAAGGCCGCCAGTTAATGCGCCCTCTAAGCCTTTGCCACTAATAGCGCCACCTAAAGCACCGCCAATACCTGCGCCAACTGGCCCACCTAATGCAAAGCCAGCTATAGGCGCTGCAATTCCCGCTATTTTCTTTAAGCCCTTCATACTATTCTCCTTTTAACAATTTAACATAAATTCTACCATCTTCAACATATTCTGGAACAAACCTTGTAAAACCTTTGCGCCCAATATATTCAATTGCATCACAATCATTTTCTCTTGCAAATTCAGAAATATTTGAATCCAATAAAGCAATCCATTTTTCTAAATTATCACCAGCGCAAGAAAGTATTGTGCATATCTTTGCTTTACTACCCTGCTCAATCACAGTAACAGCCGCACCTACAATATCATCAGCCTGCGCAATCCAAAGCTGCAGATGCCCAATTTTAAGTAAGTCGTAGTAATCATCCACACAATCAGCATGAACCTTACCTCTAAATGCTTTCTCTAAAATATCCCTACATCTAGGCCAATATTCGTTAATAGATTCTTTATTTATAATTACGAATCTCATACAGTCTTTACCCTTCCGCTTATAGTTACAGGTACGGTTATTGCAGACCAGTTGGGTGTATAAACCCTGTTATTAGCTGCATCTACCATACCTACGCCGCTTGAACCAGTTGTAGTTGCAAAGCAGCCACCATCAATAGTTACATCAAAAGGCAGAGAAAAATAAGTACTTCCCACCGTTGATGTAGTGTTAGTTGCAGGGGTTACTGTAATATAAAAATCAGTAAAGCCCTGATTCTGATAATATACACCATTTATTGTCGGAGTGCCAACAGAACCTAAGTTTGTTGCAATTGGTGTAAATGTTGTGCCATTATCGCCCGCGGTAAGTTGCTGGAAGAATAATGTCCAAGTAATAGCCGAAACATATCCTTGCTCATCTACTATCGGGTCAAATAATGGTGTTTCTATTTTGCTCATAAAGTGTTAAACCAACTTCCGTTTATAGCCCGCTTCACGGGACTGGTAATTCTAAGTCTAAAAGTAATTTGCCTTGCTTGACCCAATCTATCCCACTTTACCCTAGCCAAGAATTTTCCTGCACGAGCTAAAGGCATCATGCGGCCAGCCGACCAAGTTTTACCTCCATCCCGGGAGATATATAATACTACTTGTGGGTCAACACTATCATCTGCACCAGTCTGAGTACCAACACCAGTTTCAAAACCTGCAGTGAAGTTCTTTATTTTGAATCTCTGGTTCTCATCAAACAAATGTGTAAATATCCTATCACTTGCAATCTCATCGCCGTTATCTGAATAATAATCAGCGCTTATCTCGTATATATTACCATTGCGCCTATCTATGCCCAAATGCTTGTTGAACGCATAAAATGAATCCGCAACCAAGTGTAATTCATAATTACCATCTTCATTCAGATAAGCAGTCTCAAACCATTGTTGCGTAGTTATATCGTAATTCAGCGTAGTTTCCATGCCGCCACCAGTAATGCTATATACAAGGTGCCCCGCTATCTGGCGAGAGTATGAACGCAATGTACTTGGGTCTGGAGCTGCTTGCAGCCTTAATTCTATTGGCTCGGTGCTTATTCTTTGAGGGCGCGTACCTTGCGCCCTGAAAACTATACCGATACCATTACTATCGCGGTTAATCCAGAATAAGGAGTTATCTAAAGACAAGCTTGCAAAAGGTGCAATAGTGCCCGTTTCAATCTTTGCACCACTGATACGGGTAAACGGGAATGAAGCCGCACCTGTATTAGAGTAAATCTCAGTGCTTACTGTACCCTGTAGCCAGAGCTGGCCCGATACATTTAACACGCGTAGTAATGAATCTGGAGAGCTTTCTGCAGTCGCAAAGTCCAACGCATTCCAAACAAGCCCGTTATAAAGATTTGAAATCTGGAATATGCCTGAGTTAGGGCTTCTATTTATTATGAAGTAACCATCAATAAAACATACAGAATAAGCGCTAGGCAAATTCGCAGTAACAACTTTTTGAAACGCATTGGTTGCATAAGTAAAGATATATAGATTAACTTGGTCACATATAGCAAGCTGGAACCCGTTCTCAGCAAGTGTGCAAACGCCCTGAGTCTGGTCTAATGAACCCCTTAAAGTAGTTGAGCCATCACCATTGACCTCATAGAAACCAGCGCCGCTTATATCAAAGGCACGACCATTGGCATCAGAAGTAAACGCACTACGACCCGGCCCTTGACCTGCTGAACCGAACAACGCCAGTCCCGGAGTGCCGTAAAGCGCTTTAACAACCTTACCCCCATCATCCATAAGTGGGTATAAGTTTACAGTGCGTTGAGCATCCCAAGGCAAGGAAGCCTGCTGATAAGAACTGCCAACTAATCCCGCCTCTGCCATTAGTTATACCTATTTGGTAAGAAAGTATTTGACCTTATATCATAACGACCACGAGGCCCTGTATAAAGTTCATTAATTTGTAAATTCTCCCTACTTATTGCATTCTTAGAAGATGTTGCAATTAGCCTTAATTCATCAGGAACCTGCGTTTGATATGAAGGAGCCAGCTCTAAACATAAGTTAGCAGTCAGCGCTCTCTTATAGCCCGGAGCTAAGTTTATCGGTGTATTTATAGCTAAATTCCCAATTACACCATCGGCCCAGAATACTAAACTATATTGATTGCCTGTCGGAATTGGGAAAACGTAAGCATTTATATATGGGAAGGTTTCATCAAACCAGACCCCGCCGTAAGGATAGCTTGAGGTCATTCCTTTAAAACGAACATCCGCCCATTCTTGATTGTTGAATATGTAAAGAGGTAAATCCGCCTGATTATACAGCGCAAGACTTGTCTGCCTTAAAAAGGCAGAAGTAATATTTGTAGGGCGTGGCACGTTCAAATCACCACCCGTTCCTATTGTATATACCTGTTGGTTTCCAACTAAAGGTAATACATATTGAGTTGAGCCATAGACAAGAAGACCGTCTATGTTCCATGCATCAATCATGTTATTCAGTTTACGAAGAGCGCCCGAAGCTTGTGAAGCTGCGGGCTGCTCCTCGTCAGCCAATACACCCAAATCCAACAGTGCATCGGTTATGAGTGTAAGGGCTGTATCAACCATTATTTACCTGCTTTGAAATGACCAAGTGAAGGATTGATGTATTCTGGATTAGAAACATCAAGCTTAGTTCTGCGCTCATATTCAGCCTCAGAAATAGACTTTTTCTTTTCTTCCACAGTTTCTTCAGGGTCCTTCTGTAGTTCCTTTACTATGTTAATAGCATTAGGATTAGAACCTTGATTAGTCATAAAGTCCGCATCAGCACGAGTATCGGCCTTGCGAGCTTCATCAATCAGCACGCCAGCACTTTTAGGAAGTGACTCAGCAGCCTTTTCTGCTGCAGCCTTAAGAGCCTCAGCGTTATCGTCTTTAGTTGTTTTTGTTTTATTAGTCATATTATAAACCTCTTGTTACATAGTTAAGACCAGTATCGTCTATTGATATATAATCAACAGTTTTACGAGCCGTGTTTGCTACACCCGCGTTTACAGTACCAAAGTTAATGGTGCCACCAACTGGAGGATATACAAGCGGAGCGTTGGTTACTAGTGAAGGATATACAGATATTACTGTACCTTTAAAAGCAGCCGTAGGAAGTATAACGCCGTTTGCAGCAGTGTTGTTACTAATTATAACGAACGGCTGTGCATTACCGATTGCGTAAGCTGTAGCTTGCGTAGTACCAGCAGCCGCTACTGTGAAAATATTGTTATTATCAATATTTAAATCAGGTTGCGGATTAGGGTTGTTCGGTAGTAGCGAGGTCTTATTTACTGATGTGGCAATAGCCATATTTATTCTCCTTTGTTGTTTTTAATTAGCCTAATATACGAGCAGCAAGCTGTGGATAAGTTGCTAACCAAGCATATAGTACGTCGAAACGTACAACGCGTTGGTTTGTGCTTATATCATAAGCTTCCTTCATACTGATAGAAATACCGCTCATCTTATCTTTAACAACAGTTGACATAACACCAAGATTAGAAGGCATCTTAGCCAGAGGAACCATTGCGAAAGTAACAGCGTTCTTGTCATAAACAAGAGACTGTTTAGATGTAGTATTAGAAGCACCTGAAGTAACAGTGATTGCAACGTTATCTGCAGGAGCAGATACAACGTTCTGACGAGGCGAGCCATCTGCAATGATACCATCTTCACCAAGGGTGATTGTCATGTTACCAGAGCCGTCAGCAGTAGAAAGAGCTGCAACAACGAAGTTTTTCAGAACACCAGTAGAAAGCTTAGTTTGAACGTTACGGTTAAACACACCAGCGATAGTGAACGTGTCACCAACGTTCAGGAACGAAGCAGCGCCCCAAGCATCAGTTACAAGTGTATTACCAGTTTGACCAGCACCATTTACAAGTGGAGTACCTGTGTAAGTACCAGATGTGAATGTACCAGCTACAGGCTCATCATATAGTGATGTGAAACCATAGCCAGAACCAAGGCGACCATCAGCATAAGCTTCTGTAACAACTTGAGTTGGGTTGAAGTAGTTTTTAACACCAGTTGCAAAGCTTGCGTTTTGGAAGCTATTTAGAAGACCGATACGCTTGTTACCGATACCACCACCATTTGAAGTGATTAGAGCGCCTGCAGTTGCAAGAACAGATGGGTCAGTTATTGGAGTGCCGGGAGTACCAACAGTGTTTGCAGTTTTAAGAGCAAGCTCGTTAAAGCCGTCAATCTCAACCTGAGCAGCAAGAGCTGCAGCAGCACCATCAAGAACGCCGTCAATCATACCATTTTGAACTTCATCATAAGATATTTGAAGGTCAAGCTGTGATGCAGAAACGTCCACACCTTTCATGATTAGGTTAGTTGAAACAGCAGGGATTACTACACCCTGAATGTCCATAACTTCACCAGAACGAACTGAAAGAAGAGGCGGTTTAGTAATGTTGATTATACCACCATTACGGCGCTCTGAATCTCTCAGGTCGTCTTGGAAGTCTTTGTTAGCTTCCGTAATCATCGGAAGTTTATTTTGTAGGCGGGATAGCATACGTTTAGCTATTACCGTCTGAATTGGAACTATATTAGGCATTGTTTTTCCTTAGTTAATTGTTAAATCCACTAAGGAAAAATTCCCTAGCGGCGCGTTAAAGCCTCATATTCCTTCAAAGGCATATTTTCTATTTCTTCTTGTGAATATGAATTTATTGACCTGTTACTCTTTGCACTATTTCCGGGAGGAGTAATTGGGGCCTGCGCTTTTGTTACCCTCGGCTGCTCTTCAGGTTGCTGCTGCGTACTAGCTGAACCATTGGTCTTTATCCAATCCTGAATCTGCTTCAAAGCTGCTGGAATCGCTTCCGGCCTGTACATTGACAATTGTTGTAAATCAGATGGGTATTGAACAAAGTGCTTAGCTAATTCGCCTGCTTTGCCTGTTTTAAGGATTTGTTTTTCTAAATAACCACCCTCTTCTAAAAGTCCAGCTTGGTAAAATTGACCAACCTTTTCTTCAAAATCAGGCATCTCGGCTTTAATAATAGGAAGCTCCTCATTAAAGGAAGCTTGATACTTTTGAAGCTCTGCTTGTTCAGACTGTTCAGATTTTTGTCTATCAAATTGATGCAGGTCATATTTAGCTACATCTCTCTGATATTCTAAAACATCATCATAGTCTTGAATATTAGGTTCTTTAGAATAATCCTTAACTTTTTCAGATTTTTGCTCAGACGCGGGATTGGTTTGTTTTACTCGCCCCTCTAGCTCTTTAAGTCTTTCAGCTAAAGTTGCATTCTCACGAATCAATCTTTCTTTCTCAGCCTTCCTCTGTGCAGTACGCGGATTTAGTGGCTTCTTTTCGGGTTCCTGTTTAGGTTCCTCTTGAGTTTGCCCCTCTTCCTTTGGTGTGTCGCTGCCGCTTTCCGGTTGCGCTTCCTCAGTTGAATGAACTACCTCTATTGTGTCTTTTGGTTGTGCCACTTCTTGCACGTTAGATTCAGTAGCCGCAGGAGCGGTAACTTGTTTATCTTCTAGCATATTATTATTCCTTTTGGTTAAAGTCAATTAAAAAGGATTGCACATCAGTAAAACTACTAAAGCGTCATCCTCCATTATGAAAAAATCAATCATCGCTTGTAGTTCAGATTGTCTTCTCATAATCTCTTGTTGCTCCTGAATCAGGGCAAGTAATTCTGCCTGCAATTGTTGGTCTGCCAGACCTTTACGCAGGCGTTTAATTTCCAGTTCTTCAATACGTATCTCTTGCGCGCGTAAATCTAACTCAGCCTCACGCTCTTGCTCTTTCAATGCAGCAAGCTTGCCCAATCGGCGTTCACGCTCTAATTCATGGAATGTCGGCTGGTAGTCGCCTCGTTCTAGCGGTGGGCGCCCATTATATGCGGGAATGGTAACAACAGGTGCATTAGCTACAACTATTTGGTAGCTTGACTGTTGGTATCCGCTCGGCTGAAACGCTGAAAAAGCCATCTACTGTACCGTTGTTACGCCCCGTACTAATCCCGTCTTAGGGTCTCTTATAACTTGTTTAGGAGAGTTCACCGACTGCACCAACGCCGCTGTCACCTGAGTTTGCTGGTCTAGAGATTCTTTTACACTCATCAATGTTTGCATAATCATTTGCGCGCTCTGTGCAGTTGTGCTGATTTCTTTATCTTTCAGCGCCAACTCCGCAGCACCTTGAGCAGCGGCATCATCCATATCCATCAACATAGCCTGAGCTTCATTGCGGGTTCTAGGTGCCGCCCTAGCTGGCTCTCCCTGCTCTGGTGCCTCGCCTTGCTCCCCTTGCTGCATACCCAACTGTTCAAGCTCTAACTTAGCCCATTCCAAACGGATACGCTCTTGCTCTAATGCCTGCTCGCTTGCAAACTTCTCAGCTTCAAACTGTAGCTCCATACGTTTATATTCAGCCTCTGCCGCATCTTTCTGTGCAGTAGTCTGAGCAGCCTGTGCTTTTATCTGAACATCCGCAAGCTTCGCCTGATTCTCTGTCTGTTTATCATTAGCAACCGCCTGAGCCTCTTGTAATTGTGCGCCCAACTGTTCTATGATTTGCTGTGCCTGCATTAACTGACCAGCAACAGCAGGAGGAATATCCTTCATCTGCTCATCCATACGCTCAGGGTCCCTAAGCTCAGGTGGCAGGCCCCGCTCTACAGCATCAGCGGTCTTATCGGCTTGAGGCCAATCCATATTGCGGATAATCATCGGCAGCGCTGGCAACATAGCTTGAGGTGCAGCTTGGAACAGAGCAATCTGTGATTCCCTCGCCTCTTCACGCTTAGTACTAAAGCTTGGGCCTGTCGCAACCTGAACACTGTGCTCACCTTTTGTAAGGTCATAGTTCATCGGCTTGCCAGTTTTCTCATCTTTATATTTCTGATTGATTTTAACAGTACGAGTTTTCTTATCTTCGCTCATTACCTCAATATCGCGTGAGCCATCATATATCTTCTTACGTAAATCCTCAAATATCTCGCCGCCATATAGCAACGCACGCGCGAATGCATCAGGATAGTTACTCGTACTTACATCGCCCTCTTTCTGGCGCGCGATGATAGCCTTGCCAGACTTCTCATTACTCTGCTGCCCCAACGAAGCAGGATATATACCCGACGTGCCATAGAAATTCTGCTCGGCCATCTGTATAAGCGCCACCGCACTACCCAAATCAGCACCGTTCTGAGTTCTCTGCGGAGCGGCAATCTGCTGACCATTCTCATCAACAGCATTGTAAGGAAGATACGCATAGTTCTTTGCATTAGCTTCATCATAATATTTCTCAAACCCTTTGAACGCCCTGTAATCCCCCATGAACGGAGCAATCGGCGCACTTTCAGCCAATTCAATCGCAGTATTGGTTGCATAGTTGAATAAAACTTGAGTACTTATCATATCCTCATACAGCCCTGTGTAATATGTTTTTCCATCAACAATGTTCTTATTGCCTTCAACAAAACAGAACGGGATATGCTTGCCTTCCCATTTGCGCTCTTCAAGTTTATCCAGTGCCGTACATTTGTAATACATAACTTTAGGCTTACGAACTTCACGGGAGTCGTAGTTATTCATGTCATCGGGTTTCTTCTTACCCTCAGAAGGCTCCCAAAGCTTGCCCGTTTTCTTATTTCTATAGAGCGTTTTCTTATCATGCTCGATTCTCCAGTAATGGCCCACACGGACTAGGTCTTTACCCATGCTTGCCCAGCTTGGGGAAGTATCGCCTATGCTCGACAGGTCATTGCTTGTATAATCCATATCGTGAGCATCATTGAACTCAGTACGAGGCATGTCCTCAACCTCTATCAGATACCTGCGGTCAGACCTGTCCTGCTCTTTAGTTGTCGGGTCGTCATATATCTGGAATGTGTTTGGTATCTGGCGTATCAGGATATTCTGGTCAAAGCCCTCGTCATTCTCATACGCAGTACCGAATGCGAAATAACCCCAGCCTATATTAATCTGGCTTGCAATTGCCATCTTGTATGCGGTCTGCGCGCTACCATTAGCCTGAATCTCGCGTATCTTATCCTCTAATATCTCAGCCTTCTCGTTGTTAGTATCGCCCTTAGGTATGAACTTAATCTGCGGCATATTCTGCCACATGTCGTTTATGACCTGACGCCCGAACTTAGGTAACTGGTTAAAACTGTACGTTGCCCTGCTTCCACGAGCCTTGACCTGTGCCGCATCCCATTGGTCAGCGCCCGGTCGTATGAAATCAAGGATGAACAAAGCACGAGTTCGGTTATCAGCTTCCGCATCTGCTGACAGCTTGAAGTCACGCAGCATATCATTCACAACTTTGCTTTTACCGAAACTGCCCGTGTCTTTCTCTGCCATGCTTTAGCCCCTACGTTGATATGAATTTGAACTGTAAAATCCGGGAGGAACTATTTTATTATCAATTACCTTCCGTGTAGCCTGCCTTACCGCGTATGTTCTAAACCCATCTGCACCATGCGATGCCTCATCATGTTGCGGGTCATTCATCCACATACTATTAATTCTATCCCATTTTTTCTTGTAATTGTCCAGTCTTTTAATTAATAGCGCACATTTACTCTCATCGAACCAACATTGTGTTAACATAGGTTTGCAGTAATTCATTATATCATCATGCACACTTTTGGTGACTGGTATTATCTCAATAGGATTTATACCCGCACGCTCTGCCATTGTCTTGCTTGTTACTATCTCGGTCTGAGTTACCTGCTTGAATTTACCATCATGCGGCCACCAATGCTTGCGGTAGTTATACCCCTTTTCCTTTAACAATATCGCGTACTGGTCCCAAGTCAGGTTTGTCCTTTCTTCATAATCAATGAAGCACTTCTTGTTCTCTATCTCTTGCGAAAACAAAATAGAAGACTGGTCACGTGTCTTGCCTATATCCCAGTCAGTATCTACTGGATAAGCTTTGTTATATGGCACATAGGTTATATGCCCAGCCTGTCTAAGCTCAGCCATCTCCCTTGTGTAGTATGCGCCCTCTAGGCTACCCTCGAACGCTTCCTCTGGGCTACTAGGGAACTCGCGCTTCATATCCTCGCCCATCGTGCGCTCTTTAACTGCATACCACGCTTTTTGCGCTTGGCTCAAGTGAGGGAAGTTCTTTAGGTATGTCTCAACACCAACGTTGATTACAGTACGCTCAGTCTCCTCTTCTGTCAGTTTATACTCAGGGTTATCGAACCATGCAAAGAAATGGAAGCGTGGCTCTAATCGCCCTAGCTCCTTGCCTTGGTTCTGTAGATTACGCGCCTGTTCAGCTAGGTCAAAGAACTCACCCGCCTTACCCTCTGCCGTACTCTCTACGATTATCTGCTGCCCTGCCTCAACCGTATTCAATGCACCAGTCTTTATCTCACGCGCCTTCTCAGGATATTTAGCAGATACCTTACCATATTCCGATACCAATAGTTTCTGATAAGTCCCAGAACGAAGAGACGTACCAACGGTGAATGAAGAGCCGTTATTAAACGTGAGCTTCTTCGCACTGTCTTGCATCGCTGTGCGTTCTTTGCGTAGCCAGTCTGGGAGGTTGTCATAAGCAAACTTAACTTTGTTGGTGAATAATTCTTCCGCATCTTCCTTAGTGTGAGCTATAACGCCTGCGCTATGATTTGAATTGAATAGACATGCATCAAGGAAGTATATAAGTGAGAATGTAGTGAACCCTAACTGGCGCGCTTTAAGTATTACGTTGAAGTACCACAAATCTTCCATGAGCTTGCGTTGCGCCCAATTGGGTTTGAATATAACCTTGCGCCCTGTTTTATCTTTGATGTAATATAGGTTGCTTAATCGCCAGTCCCTATCACCAAGTTTATTCTTCAGAGCTTGGAAGTCCTGTTGATTTTCCATCTATTTCACTTAATATTGCACTGATACCGATAGTGCCGCTGTGTGTAACTTTAGTCTCACTCTTCTCATTATAGCCATGAAACGTTGCGAGGTGTTTGGCTTTGATGGAATCCGACAGGCGCGCCTCTAACACTTTCACATGCAATGCATCTAATATTTTGTTAACACGGGCGCTGTATTTCTTATCCGCCCCCCACTCAAGCACATCCTTTGCACTATAAGATTGATGCATAGTTAAATGCGCCAACGTATATGCATCTTTATAATCACCCTCTGGTGTTTTAAGGCGTTGGTACAAACGCATCAACTCTTTGGCTTTATCCAGTGGCGTATCTTCGTGTGTGCTTAGGAAATCATCCCAGCTCTTTATATCTTCTGACACCCGAACACCCCGCGCTCTGAGTTAATAAAATATTCTAGGCCTGAAGCTTTAGCCGCCGCCCCGTTTGTGAAGAAGTCTTTAACAAAATATGAGCCATCATAAAGAGTGGTAATTGTTAACCCCAAATGTATCGGCCCCATCGTTTCTTTATCGTAATCTAATATTTGCATATATTAAACTTATAACACGCATGATGGTAATTAGCAAGCTCAACGCAGTTATGCATTATTGCAAATGTTTCACGACAGATAAACACAACAATAAAATTAACCAATTCTTAATTTAATCCACATAAATAATTTGTTAATAAACATAATGTAGGTAACTTGCATAAATTAAATAAAGGGTAGAACTATTTAGAAGTATATTAGAACTATTTAGAACTATTCTATCTCTCTATCATTGATATATATACATAATATATAATAATTCTAATAGTTCGAGGGGTATGTCTAAGGGACTTTTTACCCCCCCTCCGAACTATTGATTAGAACTATTGTCTAAGCGCCGCCTTGCAAGCCGAACCTGAGTTCTTATCGAACTATTGTAAAGTTCGAACTATTGTCAAAAAGGGGGTATAAAATGGATTATTTAAATTATTTAATTTATTTAGTTGACAACCCCGAACCCATAGTATATTATCTAAATATCAGAGACACCTTAGGGTATAAAACGACTCCTGATACAGACTAAAGAAGGAAACAACAAATAAGGGTTAGGATATGATAACACTATATACAACAGAACAACAAACTAGAATCAAACAGTCTTATGTTGAAACTTTGGATTTAATAGAGAAGGCTCCAACATTTACTAAAATGGGTGAATCCGAAAAGGCTGAATATATGGCATTCCTGCAATCACATAAACTTAAGCTTGAATCAATGATAAATTTAACAAAAACAAAGTGAGTATATGACCATCAGAACCGAAAAATATAAGTTAGAAAAATACGCCGACCATATTGCAAGAAGATATGCCGAAGAAATAATCGGAGATAGCAATATAAAGATAATAAAACCTTCAGCATCAGATGAGTTAGAGTATCTATTATTTGATTTTATTATGAGAAATGTAAAGGAACTAACATGACCAAAAAAACCCACTGCAACCTAAACGCCAGCATACAACAAGACACAATGGAGCGCCTTGAAGAGTATATGACATGGGAGAACCGCACAAAGAGTAATGCGGTTGATACTTTGTTGCGGGTGGCGTTAAATGCGGCTACGAAAACAACAACAACAAAAAAATAGGTAGATGAGATGAAACAACCCATATTAGATATGTTTAATAAAGCCATACATTTTGTTGTTGCGAATAACAAGCCTTGCAATGTGCTTTATGTAACTAAATTCGGCAATTTCAAGGTTACAATAGAAAAGAGTAAGGAGAAAGAGGAGAAAGAGCCATATATATTCTTTGATGAAACAGTAGAGTTTACTCAGGATATGTGGAGTTATTTACAAGATAATCCAGTAAAAGGAACTTATGAAGCAAAAATTAAATAGAGATGAATTGAAGGATATACTAGAGCAAATATTTGCATACGACAAAGCCTTTCCGGGAATGGGAGTTCAAGTAATGCTTGATAGCTTAATGGGTAACAAACTCGGAATATGCGTTGATGGTAAGATGATTGATATAAATAAAAGTTCTGAATACGATATTTGCATAAAAGACTACAAACCAACCCCCAACCAATAATACAGGAGAATGATGATGTCAGAAGATAAAGATTTAATATGGGTTCCAAAGAAGATTGCAGATGAATATAAAGCTGCCGAATCTGATGAAACCAAAGAGAAAATAATAAAGCGCATTCTGGATAAACAGAAGATTGATATTGAGTCAGAGTTTGACCGCTTAAATGAAGTTGAGTTGCAATTCAAAGCTATTTGCATCACTCACAAGAACACACTCGAAAAGGTATATAAAGAGCAATATGACATGCTTTATAAGCTTTGGGAAGAAACTGGCGATGTTTATTCAGAGGTATCCAATAAGAACAAAGAGCTTAAACAAAGCGCTGAAAAAACAAATGATGTTGTAAAGAGCATTAAGGATAACATAGATAATATAAACAAGGTTTTAAACTTCGATGTATATGCAATAGAAAGGTTTGTTGCGTTGATAGACAAGCTAAATATGGCGGATGCGAAGACAAAAGAAATGTTGCAGTTTTTAATGACTTCTTTTGCAAAAACAAACCAATAATCAGGGAGAGGGTGAGATGGATATAAAACAATTATCTAACTTTATGCAGAATTACTATAACACGCATAAACACTCAAGGGAGCCAATGAACTTATTTAAAGAGCCACAAACTCCAGAGGAAGTGAGGAAAAATTGGGATAGCTTTGCTGAGGCAGTAATAACTTTTTATAAAAATGCAGAGATACCCGCTCATATAGAGAATGAATTTAAAGAACAGATAAATGGCTATGCATCAGGTAACTATCAGTGCAAGTGCCATAAGTGTACTAATGTGTTCTATGGCGATAAGAGGGCAATAACTTGTAGGTTTTGTGCCGCTCAACCAACCCATACTTTTGAGAGCATAAAGAAAAAAATATCTAAAATGTTAAAAACAAAAACAACCCCCCAATGAGATGAGCGAGCGGTTTGAGCATTATTAAGAGGCTTACTCGCTACTGTAAATTAAGAATAGCATAAAAAGGTTTATATGAAAACAACGAAATGGGATTTGATAGGAAGAATATTGGGTAATGACGGCTGCATGACCTATGAGGATTATTTAAGGGAGTTATGCCAAAAGGGCCTTGCTAAAGATGTTCCGCCAATAACCGCTTTGCAATGGGATGCCCTAATATGTCATACTACCAATCACAAGCTAATGTATTCAAGTTATACCACTAAACACTACGAGACAATAGCTAGAAAGACTTTAAAAACCAACAACACAACCAATTAGGAGGGGAATGTGGTGTATAGGACGGGATATAACGACTGCCTAAATAACTTTTTGGCACTACTGCAAACTTATGACTCTTCTTTGTTTAGCAATGCAGAGAAGTTACGAGGCAAAATATATAAAGATGTATTTGATATGAGGGCCAAGAATGAACCGGAGATTTCTGAAGCAACAGATAAGTTGTCTAAAATAGAATTTTATGCAGTAGCAAATGGCGGATTAAGTGCTGAAACTATTATTAATATAATAAAAGGAAATTTATGAACGATAAACTATTATTCTTACTAATTGCATTCCAAGTGAAGCACTTACTATGCGATTACTTTTTTCAATATCCTAGGCACTTTCTAGTCAAAGGCACCTATGGCAAATGGGGCGGAATAGAACACGCCTTAATTCATACAATTCCAACTGGCTTGCTATTGCTTAACCCATTAGCCGGCCTGATAGACTTCATCGTTCATTATCATGTTGATTGGGCAAAGATGAAATTGGGAGCTGTAAAGGGCTGGAAACCAGATAACAATAAATTCTGGTGGGCGTTAGGAGTTGACCAGTTTGCTCATCATATAACTTACATTTTATTAATTTGGTATTTTATTTAAAGGACACAAAATGAAAACAGATATTAAACATACGCCTTTGCTTCCGTGTCCGTTTTGTGGGAGCGCCGCTACTTTTGGAAACTTTATTATAAATATGGTTACTTGTATAGATGACGAATGTCCTGCATCTTTAGTTCTAGCTACACCTGAAAAATGGAACACCAGAGCAAGCTTCAACGAAAGAGATGAGCTGGTTTCATTCCTGAAACTATTTGAATCAGGACAGCCATTTCAACCCGTAGAATGGCGCAAAAAGGCATTAGAACTTCTCACCAAAATATCAATG